AAGAAGCCAACCCAACACACCCCCACCGCCCCGGGCCGTCCTTTCTTATCCGAACCCCGGATTCGGTGTGCCCAAACCTACCTCCGGGGAAAATGCGAGGTGCGGGCCGATGACGGGGGGTGGGCCATTTTGCGGACCCTGTCCCCCCTCTTTTGAAGTTCAGAATGGACGAAATGGACGAAAGCTCGTCAGAATTCTCGTTCTACAACTTGATAGTTTCCAGTCAAGTTTAGTTTGAGAATCTCTTCAATCGCTTCATTCGTTGCTTCAAGTTGATCGGCTTCGGTGAGGTCAGTACTAGTGGTAGTGACCCGTGCCAGGTAGGCGCAGGTGTGGTAACCTTGACTTACATCAAACTTAAACCACTCTTCGAACTCATCGAAAGGATCGTAAGGATTGTCCTCGGTAGTGAGTGCTAGGCGTAGCATGGCTCTACACACCCCGTTTCAAGGACAATGGACAGTTGACAATGGACAAGAAGCTAGCCATTCAGGTACTCCCTAACTCTAGCTGTAGAAATGCCCAATGCCTCAGCGATCTGTGCTGTGTTGGCTCCGTTAGATCGAAGAGTCTTGATTCGATCCTTCTGAGCACCAGCAAGAGGAAGCTTCTCCTTCGGCAAAGCCAGTGACTTGATGGTGTCAAGATCAGAGTTGGCTAGAATATGCTCCATCATCGAGTTAGATATAGCACCTTTCTGGATGGCCTCCCACTCACGAGGGGTGGGGACCACTCTTGTGCCTTCTCTATCGTAACCAAGACGGCGGCGGGCGGTCTTGATGGCCATGGCCTCAAGCTTAGACCGTTCTTTCTTGGTCAAATTTGGATTTGATTCAAGCTTCTTCTGCACAACACCTTGTGCCACTAGCTGTGCCTGCCGCTCTAGGGGCTTCTGTTTGAGGGCCCGGTTCAATTTAGCGCGGAGGGTGGCAACTTCAGGGGCATAGCTCTTAGCAGCCCGGGGGTCCCGTTTGATGGCGGGGGTTGAAATAGCACGCTTCCTAATATCGTTGGCCATAGCCTTCAACTCGTTGGCGTGCTGTGCGTAAATACCCTCCATCAGTGTACCAGAGGACAGCTTCCTAGCATCGGTAGCCTCTGCCATCCTGGTGGTCTTGGTCTGCTTCTTGACTAGCTTGCCCTGCTTGTTAATATAGGACTCACCAGTCTCCTCGTAGACCCTACGACCAGTGGCTGCATCATATGGACCGCCCTTCGCTGCGCTGCGTGGCTTGCGATGGGGTACATACTGGACACCCTTAGACCTGGAAATAAGAGTGGCTGCACCTTTATCGGCGCCGCCCTGGTACTTCCTCTTCAATGCGGCGATGCCATTGTCTACCTCGGACTGTTTGTAGTTGAGATTATGCTTCTCGGCATCAATAACAACCATGGAGTGACGAACAGCCCGGGACAATTCATCGGCACTGGCACCCTTGAGAGTCATGTCAGTAATAAGATTGGATACCTTACCCATCTGGGTCTGAGTATCCGACATCCTCTTCATCCCAGGGTAGCCAGGATATGTTCTCTTAGGGTCGAATCCCTTCAATCCCTTGAGTGGAGCGGTGGAACGAATCCGGGTCTTCCCCTTGTTGGGAATTACCAGGACGGAGTCGCCATCAAAATCAGCACCGCTAAGACGCTCAGCGACAGAAGGATGGATCCCAATAGCATCCCTAGCATTGCCAAGAATACTTCGAGACTTCTTACCTCGGTTGTTAACAGTGAGCGTAGGAATCTCGAAAGTCCCGCCATGAGGATAACGCACGAGACTAACAACGTCACCGTCCCGGTAGTTAGGAGCATATACCTCACCCTTCTTGAGATGGGGCATCGGCAATAACACCTGAGACGCTTGACCGGGTAGAGCCTTGGCCTTGAGATGTACCGAAGCCGAGTCGCAGTCATCAGCCAGGGACATGAGCATCCGCTTACGAATAACAGGATTCGTAAGACCCATGATCTCATCGAGCTGCTTTCGCTTTTCGTCACGAACAGCCTGAAGTTGGCGCTTGGCCAATTTGGGGGACTGCTTGGATAAGAACTGTGAGGCCAGGGACTGGGACCATGAGTCCCACTTGCCTTCCTCATTCACAATATTGAGTGCGCTCAGTTCCTTCTTGCCAGTCTTCGGGTCCTTAAATAACTTCTGTTTAACGACCGCACCAAATGGATTCTCGGGATCATCCTTCATGGGCTTGAGGACCGTGTGGTCCTTGGAGCCCAGCATGGGTGTCCCCTTCTTCTTGTTGGTGTTGAAGACTATGTCCTTGCCCTTCGGAATATCATCCGAGTACATGGCCATGCCCTTGAGGTAGTGCGTTCCGTCAACCGAAATACGCACCTGGGCGTAGTTGGAGCCACCGAGGCTGAGCTCTTTGACTCCACGACGGAGCAGAATAACCCCGTCCATGTCAGTACCGCCGTCTTCGGCGTACTTGATGGCGACCTTCTTTGAAGATATGGCTCGAGGAGTACGAAGTCCAGTCGACAGCAGCCCCTTCTCGTCGATAACCACGCCAGGAGTGCGGATCTTATCCCTCTGTGCATGAATATCGGCAGCTTTAGTGCCGGGAGGGGCGAGAACCTTGAGGATGGTGTAATTATCGCTGTTGGCCTGCTTGACCTTGACGTCGTGAGTAGTATATCCCTGAGCCTTCAGGGCCTCGACGGCGGTCTTCAAAGATGTCGACGAACACTGGAGGTTCTGCTCAACGCCGAGACCATACTCGATGAACTTCTTCTGCTTCACCTCGTCAGCCAGAATATCCTTGACTCGGGTGATCTCGTCCTTGCGATATGCCGCGTTGGGCTTAAGGAGCTCACGAACCGAGGACTCGTTGAGTCCCATACGTCGACCGATCTCCGTGTTAGGCAGACCGGCGTCCTTGAGACGAGATGCTCGAGAAATATCGCCTGCCTTCTTCTCGGCACGAGCGATGCTGTTCAGAGCACGGTACTCGGTGGTGCTCATGCCCCAGGCCTTGGCAATATCGACCTCGGACATGCCCTGCGCCTTGAGCTTGTCTCGCTCGGCGAGGAAGCCCTGGGCGGACTGATATGGATCCTTACCGGAGCCCCATGGGTAAATAACGACCCGAATGGCGCTTGGTGCCGTAGTGCATCAGCTCATCACGAGTCATGGGCCTCACCCCCAATGCGCTCGAACGTGTATCCTTTGCAGGTGGGCTGTAGCCCTCGAAGAGTCTTCGAAACACTACCAGGACTAACGCCAAGATAGCGGTCAACAGCTCCGGTGGACGGAAATATCCGGCCGGTCTCTCTGATTCGGACGCGGGTCACCGCATAGCACGGTTCGGCAAGACCTCGCTCGAATGCGTGAATCATGTTGCCCGATCTAGTTGTGAGTTCTAGATTTACAACGTGATTGTTCGTTTTGTCGCCATCGATATGGTTGACTTCCCAACCGTCAACACCGCAGTCGTAGAAGGCATCCGCCACCAACCGGTGTACAGAGACGGTCTTTCGTTCGCCGGCTATCCATAGTTTGACACGAAGATATCCGGCCCTATCGGGAGACTGCTTCAGAAGCCGAAACTTCTGCTTGTCGAATACCTGCCCCCAAGAACTGACATCATACCGAGGAATGCCCCGGGCTTCGTTCCACAACTCCATCAGGAATCCTCGGTCTTGATCTCCTCGATGAGCTTGTCAAACCAGACGATCTTGTCCATGATATGGGCGATGTCGTCGGGCTGTGGAGTGTCGACCAGAATATCATCGTTCTGGTAGATGCGGGTCTCGACGTTGATCTCGCCAGGCAGCTTCTCGTACTCCAGGCAGAACAGTGCTGCATAGATATGAAGCTGGACCATGTTGACACGAGTCACGCCGGTCTTGAGGTCGTGGATGCGGAGAAGATGCTTCTTCTCGTCAAAGCCGATGGCGTCGGCGGTCCCAAATGCGTTCTCGCTGTGATATAGCACGACCTCGGGATCAAGCCCGTAGCCAATGGCGTCGTTCACGTAGGCGTTGAAGGTGGCCTTGTTCCTCGGCATCCGCATCTTTAGGCGAATATGCTCTGCGGCCAGGGCGTGAAGCCTGGTCCCCATCGCTGCCGCCTGTGCTGTCCGGAACGCCTCGCCCAGCTTCTCGTCGTCGTAGTTGACCCAACTGTGCTTGCTGGCGCTCAGAAATGCGTGCAGGCCCTCCAGCCTTGAGTGTACGTTCCAGTTCATCGAGCGTTCCTTTCTCGTTCTCTGGGTAAATGAATGATGCGAAGGACCACTCACCGAGCTTGTCGATGAAATGATCCTGGTTCGGTCGGTGAGCAGCGTCGGCGCTTCTCTTGACCTCGAGTGCGGCCCACTTGGATCCGAATATGATGATCAGGTCAGGTATTCCCTGATTGTGGTTCGGATCGTTCTTGAGGATGAGGCAGCCAGGAAGACGTTCCTCGATCCTGGATATGAGTCCGCGTTGGTAGTCACGTTCGAGCATGGGGTCTATCCTCGAATCAAGAATTATGCCCACGGTTGGCCCTGGCGCCGCAGATGTCGGTACTCGTAAGTTGTTTGACAATTCTATGCGGTGTTGAGGTAGCGTAGTTCGGGCCAACCGTGGGAGGTATGCCGAAGCGAGAGGGGTCGAAAATATAGAAGGCCCATCTCCTTCATTAGGATACATGTTCGCGACGCGGTCTATTGTACATGTCGTTAAGTCTTGTGGTAGGGGTGCTATACATGCACTTGCCAAATGCCAGAAAAATTCTTATACTCTCTATATATAAGAAAATTCACTCAACTCCTGGTAATCAGAACAAAACTGGCAAATTGGCAAAATAGAGGGTAGATCGTTGCAATTGCAACGAAAAGTGGTTGCCAGATCCTTTGCCACCCCCGTTTCAAAACTGGCAAATCGCCCCAAAACTGGCAAAATTTAGCGCACGTGTACAATACCGTTTTCGCCACTTGCCAGATCTGGCAGAAAACTGGCAAAAAAACTGGCAAACGCATGCGTCACTTCAGTCACACAAACAACAGAAGCGTTGTCCACCCGCCGCACCAAGTGGTACAACGGGTGGTACAACAATCACCTCAGAGACTCGTAAAAACCCCTCTCATTGAAGATCTCCTTGACCCGAATCGCCCTCGAAATGGCCTGATCGATGGGTGACCGACTCTTCAGATAGTAGTAGTTCAAGAGTGAATAAGGAGTGTTCAGTCTGTCGATTCGCCCCTCGCACTGCTCCATCACCTTCCATGAGTAGTTCTGAGAGAAGAATATCATCGTATCGCAAGTGGTACAGTTCCAAGCTTCTGCACCGGCAGTGTATTGGACAAGGTATACCCATCGCTCACCCTCCGGCAAGGCCTCATGCTTATGCCCGTTGTACTCGGCGATCGGCACTCCGAGAATATCCCCCAACGACCGCAGCATGAAGAGCTCATAGTCGAAGTTGTAGAAGACGATGACCCGAGGATGCTGCTCACACAGCTCCCTCACCGCCACAAGTCTCACAGGATCCTCATTCGTCACTCTCCTCAAGACATGACAAAGGCCGCCTGCGTTCTTGATAGGCTCTTCCTTGTACGGATCGAAGCGGTACTTCTGGATCGTACGATATGGCTTCTCCTCGTAGGATACCGGGACGTCCGTCCGCTTCTTAACCGTCTTCTTGACGAAAGGCATGTCCACGAGGACCTTCTTACGAAGCCGCAACAGCTTCCCCTGCCCAAGATATCGCTCAAGACGAGGATAGCCCGCTCTGTAGTTGAACTGGCAGTGCTCCCTCTCGAACTGGGTGCGGTTCTTGAAGAAGCCATTGGCTATGAATACCGGGCAGTAGTCCATCCAGTTATCACCAGGGGTGCCAGACAGCATGATCCACTCGTTAGCACGAGCCATCTTGACAAATGTCTTGGCCCATTTGCCGTTCCCGATGGCCCTCTGCTCGTCGAATATGATGAAGGAGTCACGGACGTTGCTGTAGTTACTGATGTTGTTCCACGAATCGACCGTCGTGTAGTCCGTCAGCCCGTACATCGAGACATCCGCCTGCCAATCAAGATCATCCCTCTTGCGAGCAGTGGTGATTATATATAACCTGGGTCCTTCGGCAAGCCGCCTCGGAAGATCGGCCGGATGCCGCACCCCCAGCACTCTCTCAACGTAGTACTGGAGGGCGACAACCGACTTCCCCGAGCCCGGCTTACCGGTCAATATGCACCCATTCCTCAGGTTCTTCACCGCTTCGACCTGATGGGGCCACAGATCAACCGGTCCCAAGGTTCAGTCCTCTTCGGTGAGTATCTGGACGTATGGATCGTCCACATTCAAGGCGACACACGGAAGGTCTTCGAATATGACCTTTTCCTCGATAGCATCCCGAACGGCCGCCATGAGTTCACCGTCGTTCACGTAGGACCAGATATTGAAGATACCCTCCTTCTCGTAGATGATCTTATCTCCTCGGCTGATGACCAGAATGATGTGGCCCGGTGGAATCATGATGCCTTCCTTGTGAGTCGATACGTCTTGAGATAGTCGCCATCGGATACCAAAGCAATATCCCAAAGCGCCATGTCGAACCAGACCTCTTCGAGATACTCAGTTTTCAGTCGATAACCGCCGAAAAACTTGCGGCCGTCGACCTCCTTATCAGAGTTGCCAACGATAACCGCAATTCTTTCGAGCCGCCCGTTATCATCCACCTCAAGAATCATCATACCTCCTCAGCCCGAATGGTGACGTATGGTGCTTTAATCGACATAACTCGGATCGGTAGATCTTCGAATATGTACTCCTCGGTGGTGTTGTGCTGAATGGTCACTAGGGTTTTGCCGTTCTTATTGACGGTCCAGATATCGAAGAAGCCCGGCTCCTCATGGATGACCTTGTCTCCCTGGAGGATGATAAGAATAATACAATCCATCGATGGCATGTCAGTTTTCCTTCCTATCAATATCGTACAACGACGGCTTCATCCAGATGGTTGTCAGATGATTGACGTCGTCCTTCTGCTCCCACTCGCGACTCGAGAAGGTCATGATACCTCCGTCAACTAACCGGAAATACCAGACAGTCCAACCGGTCTCGTCGTACTCAGCCCAGCGTTCACTGAACTCCGCTCGCCGGATGTCATTCCCGTACTCCCAGATCAGGATATACGGATCATGCCCGTCGTTGTGCGGGCTCCTGTACTCACTCACCACAGAACTCCTTGGTATATGGTTTCCCACTTGCGTCGTTTGGCGTCCCACGCCCTCCTCATCGAGTCGCTGTGAGACTCTAGGAAGAGATTTGAGAGCCTGTTATCAGTCAGGTCACCATTCAGGTGGGCGACCCGCTGCAAGGGCTCCAGAGGGCCGTTGAAGGCCTCCCAGACCAGCTTCTGGACATACTTCGTCCGTCTAATTCCACGATCCCAAAGGGTTACCTGGACATACCCGTTCGCCCTAAGGCAAGGTGTAAGAATCTGTCCAGTCGAGATACGGCGAACCCTACCGAGATCACTGACCTCGATATCATCGATGATGCTGTCCTTGAATGTCTCAGTAGGAGCCAAGTCGGCAGTGCTGGGGGATTCCACTCTCCCGCTCTCCTTTCACTCCGTCGACCATGTGGATATAGTACTCGACCGGCATGTACTCCTTTCCGTCCTCCTCGATGATGGGCTTATACTTCGGTCCGTCCTCCTTATCACCCTTGGGCGGAAAGTAAGGGTACTCGTCACTGAGATACAGGTTATCCAGGGCGCAGTTCCAGACGTTGCCGTCTTTGTGGCAGAGATAATGCGAGTTGACCTTCTCTCCCATGAACGTCTCCCAGACGGTGAAGGCAACCGGGAAGGTTCGGCTCTCTCCGTCGACGCGGACTGAGAACATGAGGTTGGTCCTGCTCGGGGGCATCATGGGCTTGATCCGGTGCAGGGTGGTCATGTTGATCAATTCGCCACCCTTACTGATGGCAAAGCCCGGCCAGCGATCCAGAGGCGTGAATTCCTCGTTCAGGTCCTTCAGATATAGGTTCTCCAAGGAGCAGTTCCAGGGATCATCATCCTTGTACCGCACCTCGTGCATGAACGGGATCTCGCCGTGGAAATGGGTCCAGATGATCTTGCTGAGGAGCTGAACCCGGTAGCGATGTCCTTTGTAAAAACGGATCTGCGGAAGACCGTACCTGGACGTCCGGATAGGTATAAGCTTGCCTGAGCGCTTCCCGTAGACAGTTCCGTCCTCTCGGATATCGTAGATGTTCGGGTCGGGCATCGGGTTAGCAGTTGCCATTAGTAGCCTCCTCCACGAGACGGTACGCAGAAATCATGTCGTCCGCCACTCCAAGTAACCCGTCCTTGTGCCAGGCGATCCAATGTTCGCCATCCCGTTCCACAGTATACGCTTTCATGCCCAGTCCTCCTTGACAACTACGGTATCCTCAGTCCACTCCTCGCAGATAAATTGGTCGATTGGGAGATACGTGAGGGTGTCATCCAGCTCGACGATGACCAGAGCAGCTCGGGGATCCTCGTCTCCAATGTCCCCATTACAACATAAATCTTTGATCTTTCGCTGAGCCACTCGACCATCGAGCGTCTTTAAAACCAGTTTCATTTGCGTCTCCTACACGTGTACAATACAGAAAAAATGAGGATCAGTTCTTGTAGCGAGCGGTGATGACTTGATTTTCGTCGTCGACCTCGAACTCGCGGATGTATCCTGAGAGACGAACGCGGTAACCATTATCTTTCAGAATCTCTAGACTACCGTCTTCTGTCCAACGTATCTTTCCTCTGACGCTCCAGTTCTCGATGTAATCTACGTTGGATTTGACATTAATGGTCCACTTGTCAGTGCGAGGTTCAACAATCTCATACTCGGCTGGTTCCGGTTCGATAGGGTTGTCTTCCTCAATCGGAGGAAGTTCCCAGATAATCAGAGAGTCGTCTCCGACGATGTCGAATGTGCAGTCATCGGTACTGGCCTGGACCTCATGGACACCAAGTTCGTTATTGGTATCGACTTGCACGATCCACTCGGTGAATCCTGGCTTGTCGACTTTGGCTGTGGCGACGATGTCGAAGTCGTAGCTACGGCCCTCGCGTGTGTGGAAATAAAGCTTCTTGAGCATTGGTTCGTTCCTTCTAGTGAGTATGGGGGCCCCAGGTCTCCCCAGGGCCCCCGTGGATATGGATGTCAGTGCAGGATCGGCTCGTAGAGGCCCCAGAGCTGACCCTCAGTCATGAGGTCAAACTTGTTGTCGCTACGACGGATGATCCACTTACCGACGGATCCGGTGTGCAGATGTGCCTTGATCTCCTCGTCGCTGGCGGCCCAGTTGCGGACCAGACGGAGATTGTCATTCGTGATCTTGACCGCCTCGCAGACGCTACGTCGAGGGTTGAAGAGCTTTACTTCGAGCGGCATCAGAACGGAACCTCCTCGGTGTCGGCGTCCTCGGCGTACATAGCCTCAAGCTCGTCCTCCACGATAGTGAAGAAGCCCTTGTCAAGATATGCCGAGCAGAACTCCACTCCAGCTTGAGTACGTCCGTGGTAGGGGCGGAGGGCAATATCGGCCCGCTCAAGGTCTGCGAAATCGAGGGCGCCGACTGTCTGCTCGTTCAGGAGCGTACGAGTACGTCCGATGATCGAGACGATCTTGGGCGGACGGCCTCCGAAGTTGACCTTCACCTTGATATAGGGAAGGGGCTCCTCCGTGTCGTCCCGAGGCTTCAGGGTCTTGATGTTGAACCCTTCTGTCCGGAAGTCGTCGACGGCATCGTCAGGGAGGATGACGCAGAAAGTGCGTGCCGTGTTTCCGAAGCGGTCCTTCTCGCCAGCGAAGTTGCGGAAGAGAAGTCGGGCGTTCTTGATAGTGTAAGTGTTGACGGCCATGTCGTGTTCCTTTCTATGGGGTAGTAGTCTTGGGATAGAACCTGGTCGACGAAGTATGGAGGTGAGTATCGATCGCAGCTCCTGGTTTCCGCTCTAGGCGGATGATGCCGTGGTCGTGGAGGCGCATGAGGAGCCACCGGGCGTCCCACTCTTCTATGAGAATATCGTAGAGCTTCTTGATCCAATCCTCCTGCGAGGGATTCAGTAGGTCACCGAGCTCTTCTTGAAAGAGGTCGACCTTGCAGATGAACGACCAGAGCTCGCTATCCGTGGTCTTCTCGATCATCGACGGAAGCGACGACAGAAATGACTCGAGGGCTACTTGGCTGCCATGAATGAGACGGACCGTCGCAAGCTCTGAGAGCTCGGTGGAATTGTCACTCATCAGAGACCCCCTCAATGGAGTTGATTCCGACAATAAGCCCCGCCTCTACAAGGCAGCGCACGAGGTCCCGGTCGTCCAGCTCGGTGCGGCAGATATCGAGGAGGTTCTGGACTGTCTGGCGACGGTAGTGGCCGTAGCTGCTGCGGTCACAGCACTCGAGCTTATCTATGAGCTCCTTGATCTCGTCGTCCTTCAGATTCGCCACCTCGTCCCGAAGGTAGCTGGTGTATCCAACAAGGATATCATTAGCGGTCTGTCCGCCGTCGTAAACAGAGGAGAGCATTGGTTCGTTCCTTTCTATCGAGAAACCTAGAACCCGGATTGGGTTCTAAGTGTGAGGTTGGTTCAGTTGGTCTTGAATGTGTCGCAGATGTTCTTTGCCATAGCGAGCATGTCCTCTTTGGTTGCCGAGAGGTGGTGCTGGTCGCAGTAGTCACGTGTCGCGTAGTAGGCGAACGTAGCTATGGCGAAGCCAACACCCATCTCAGCAAGGTTGGTGAGGACGTACTGGCGGGCGAGGGAGGGGCAGGACATGGCAGTACCTTTCTGGTGGGGGTCTCATTATATGCCCTGCCCATCTCGCGATTCATACTGTTAGGAAGGTATCGACGTCCGTATACTTCTGAATTTGCCCTCGGGCAGCGTCCACGAGTTCCCTTCCATATCGATTGTCCAGCTTAGCTCGCCAGTCGTCTCCGGCGTCTTCGTAATCAAGCCAGAGATACCCCTTGCAACCTCCGACATCGCCGTACGAAATAACCTCATTACCCTCGCTGTCCACTCGATGATTCTCTCGTACAAGTCGACCGGCCCCGGGAGTGTCTGGGTTAACAGGAATGAAGCGCCCGACGCGTCCGACGAATTTGCGGTCATTCTCGCCGAATTCAAGCAACATTCGTGTAGTAACCGATCGTGTCTGGGCGACATCTTCGATATCCAGAGGATCTCGGGTGAAGAGGGTCTTGTAGACAACGGGTTCTTGGAACTGCTTGCCTGTTGCGTGCCAACCGTCTTTGTCATGTGCGATATAGACGGCGTCGTTGACAAGCAGCATACGATCGTAGGTCGCTTCGTGCTCGAATGTGTAGCCGTACTTCTTCCCAAAATCGAAGACCTCCGAAATGATGCGATCGTCGGCGTTCGGGATCTTGATCGAGTCTGTCTTGATGTGCGCAACGGTGTATCCTTTCTCCTGAACGAAATGTTTCAGGTCAACCATGAACAACGCGCCGCGCTTGGCGACGATGTTGTCCACGTTCCGGGGGTCTCGAAGCGGGTTGTCGAATTTGGCGGCGGTGAGTCCGTACGTCGAATTCAGTGCGATCTTCAGCGCATAGGCCAGAGCGTCGAGGTTCGAGTCGTCGTCCAGATATGGAGCCAGCGCACCATTCAGGATCTTTCGAGCCTCGTCGAGTTCCTTGTGCTTGATCAAGATACGAGCCTTCTTGAGCTCGCTGTACCTCTTGGTGTAGGGCCCGAACAGCTGGAGGTTCTCGATAGACGTAGGATGCATCGACGCAATATCCAGCAGGGCCACATTCTCGTGGTATCCAGGCTCGGCGTAGACGTAGCCGCCCTCGCCAACCTCTTCGCCACGATATGTCGACTTGCCGTACTCGTACTTGTAGCCGGGGAACATCTTCGACAGGTCTGTGTACTGCAAGTACTTCTGAGTGTCTCGCTGACCCTGGAATATGATCTGGGTGGTCAGCTTGTTGGTGCTGGAGTTGACAGGGAGACCCGCGATCGCAGCTAGGATCTGACGGGCCTCCCAGTCCGCCTCCAGGTGGTCCCATACCTTCTCTGTGGCGATGACGTCGTTGTCGCAATATGCGGCGACCTCTTCCCACATCTCCTCCGGCACCGGTTCGTCCCAGGGAAGACCGAGCTCCTTGTGGTGGATACCCAGCTCAATCTCCCACTTCTTGAGGGACTGCTTCTTGGCGGCGAAGTCGTAGATATCGGTATAGGATAGGTTGTAAGCCTCTCGGAATCCCTCCTTGATGAGGTTGTTGATGATCTTACGAGAGAGATGGTAGAGCTGGATGTTCGAGTACCCCAGGATACGACCGTAGAGGATATGGTTGTCGTACCGACGGTTGTTGAAACCGACGAGCTTCCTATCGACAAGATCAGAAATCTCGTTCGGAGTCGGATTTATCATCCTCTGTATCTTGTTGGCGCCACGGACCTTCCAGTTCACAAGGAACAGGTTCGGAAATACCTCGACGTCGTAAATAATCGGTGTATCGTCGTTCGGCTCCTCATAGGTCTCCTCATGGTCGCTCCCCGAGGAGAACGCCATCTCCTGCACTAACTTGATGCAGTAGTCGGCCTGATGAGTGGACTTCATGGCGAACGTGAGGACCTTCTGCCTCATGTCCGACACGTCGTAGTCCATCCCAGACTCCTTGGCGTCCGTCAGCACCTTCATGATGAAATCGATGCTGGGCTTCGTCCCAGGATGGAATTCCTTCCGCAGGTTCCGCTCTATGAGCTTACGGATGGACTTCTCGTTCTGCATGACCTCATGTCGGATCAAGGGTTTCTCCTTGACGGGAAGATATCCGTCCTCAACCGTGGTAAGGCCCTGGTGGGCGGTGCACTCGGTGAGGCGTCGACGGAGGGCGGATTTGCCTGAGTAGACCTTGCACTCGACTCCGGGCCGCACCAGCCGTGAAAGTAAGGAAGGATCCCCCGAATATCGATAGTGGATGTGGATTCCGCCCCCCGATCGGCTGAGTTCAGCATAGGAGGGAACCCACCTGCGAGCCTCTTCCAGACACTTGTCTCTGTCCTTGTCGAGGTCGATGTCGATGACGACGTCTTGCTCTGGTACGAGGACATAATGCTCCTTTCCAGTGTCCAAGTCCTTCAACGTGGTCTTGACGTCGTCCCAACGCTTTGCTGGGAGGCCGTTTTCATTGGCGTACTGCGCCGGCCGGTCCTTGTAAAGCTCGTCGAGATATGACGGTTGCTCTTTCATCTCAGTCCAGTCCGGAATCGGGCTTTCCGTCTTCTCCCCCTGGGAAAATTTGGATTTCAATAGCCCCTTGTACACTTTGCGCCGGCTGGTCCCATCGATCATGATGCGATCGTGGAACTCCTCGAAGTAATCCCGGATCTCGTCCTTGAACTTGTACATAGGGTACATAGCTCCGTCCGAATATGTCTGGGAGTACTCTTTGTACATCTCGTAGATGCGTTTGAGAGAGACGCCATCCTCATCGTCCAACTCGTCCTGATAGAAATCGAGGAAGTTGAAGATGGGGTTGGTTTTGCTCATCATGCCGATGGGCTTGTAGTCGTCGTAATACGACGGGCCCTTGGACTTATAGAGTTCCACGCAGCGCTTTACGATAGAACCCCGTTCGTCCTCGAGTTGAGACATGATCTCTTTGTACCGACGAATATCGAGCTTTCGTCCAGAAGGCTCAACGTCGATAAGACGCCTCGTCAGTCCGCTCTTCGAGTCGGTGATACGGACCGGCAAGTTGGTGCCCACGAACAGCATCGCTTCAGGCTTGAATGTGTAGAGGGATTTCCCCTTCTCATTCATGACCATTGGTTCATGAGATACGAGACTATTCAGGCGGCTGTTATCCGCGATCTTAGAAAGGTTTCCGTCGTGCTGAATGGCCACTCGAGGATTCGACTTGAAGGGCTCAAGGGCGAATTGGTCGCTGGGCCGCCCAAGAGCCGCTGCGTCGAACTGACCGATATGGCCATCAAGCAGTCTCGATAGGAGATTCAAGACCGTAGACTTACCCGAACCAGCAGATCCGTAGAGCACGAAGAACTTCTGGATCCAGGTAGAGTCCCCCGTGAATACGGATCCGATGGCCCACTCGAGTTTCTCCCTCTCGTCCGGATCGTAGAGGGTGCTCATGAGCTCCTCGTAGGCAGGGCACGGATCGTCACTTAGAGAATATGAGAGTGTTCTGGTTGCGTAGTCTTCCTTTCTTGGAGTCTGGTCAGCAAACAGTATCCTACCATCGAGAGGCTGGTAGACGTCCGGGAGCTTGGACATCCACGCCTTGTAGTCGGAATATGTCTTGGAGTCGTAGTCCCCCAGATACCGCGGCCAAACGGACCCGTCGACTCTCTTCGAGGCCTCTTGAAAGTGACGGGTCACGTCGGCGTCCACAATGCGCATCAGTTCGTACTCGTCAGTACTCCAGAAATGCGTCTCGGGATTGTACACGGCGTAGAAGGACTTCCCACGAACCATGAGATCCTTGAATTGGTGCACACGCCAGGCCGGCCGTACCTCGGTGGTGCCCGACTTCAGGGCTCGCTCCTTGATCTCGTAGAAATCCATTTGACTCCTTATATGTCGTAGTTCTCCGCGAGGTAGAGTTGCATTTGATACCAGAGCTCAAGGCGGTTCTGGTTCGGGAACTCCCCCGACTCATAGAACTCGGGAACGGACTTGAGAGGGAATATGCCTCCGCGTCCGTGGGAATCGTACTGACGACTCATCCATCGGTCGATAGCCTTCTCGACCTTTCGGTCGAGTTTATCGTCCAGCATGACGTCGCAGTCCATGAAGTTGATTCCGAGGTTGTTGATCATCTCCCAGAAATAGGGAGCGGGGCCCTCGTCATCGTCCAGCTCAAACGCCATACGATCGGCCAGCCCGAGGAGAACCTCGAGAACGTTGGCTGGACGTCTGAGAAATGCCGGTGGGAGCTCGCCGCCGTAGCGGTTCCGCCACTCACGGCCGTCCATGTCCCGATTGCGGTCCATCATGGCGGAGTAGCGGAACTCGGTACGGTAGAGCTTCATCAGGAGGAAGTAGCTGTCAAAAATGCTCGGCAGCTGACTTTCGTCCTCACCCAAGAATGAGACTAGGAAGTCGAAGTAGTCGTCTTCCATCAGCGGGATCCTGAGTACGAGTCCTCAACGACCTCGAGGCGAATATCGTAGGAGAGGTTGAAGTTGCGGATCCACATGACCGTGATCTCATCCGGTCCGAGTATGAGCTCGACGCCCCCGATCCACTCGTCCTTGTTGTCGATCGTGATCATGTCCGTGTCGCACAGGACTTCGTCGTCGACGAAATACATCAAGTTTACGCGCTCGAATCCGAATGCGCCCTCGTCGTACTCGGCCTCGGAGATGGCCCGGATAGTATCGCCCTCCGCAACCTCCTCGTCGTCCTCTTCCTCGAAATCCTCCCCCATAATCTCGGAGAGGTCGTCTTCCATTGTGATGTCAAGATACTCGTCGTTGACGATCTCCTCGTACTCGTCCATCGTCGGCTCCTCCACTTCCTCCTCCGGCTCGTCCGGAGTCTCTACAGCCTTCTCCTCAGGCTCCTTCTTCTCGCTCTTCAAGTCTTGTACGGCGAGAAATGCCGCCGTAAGACCGACGACGAGCGCCGGTAGTAGGTTCACTTGCGTCCCTTTCGTTTGGTTGCACGACCGATGGCGAAACCGACCAGGATCAGAAATGCTACCTTCATCGAATTGCCACCCTGTCGATCTGGTCGTAGATAACACCGTCGACGTTGAAGTCGAGGACGAACTTGGTGACCTCACGTCCGAGGACCGGGTCGTAGTCGCGGTAGTTGAATACCTCGAAGTTGCCGAACTCGACGATACCGTCGCCGTCCTCGTTGTCGTAGACCCAGCCGACCACAGAACCGGCAGAGGTCGGAGGAAGGCCAAGGCCCTTGTACACATCGTTCAGGAGTAGATACCCACGAGTCCGCAGGATGTCGTTGGCGTAGTTCTCCTGAGCGTGGAGGATCATGAGGCTGTAGTCCTCGTTCCCCTCCCAGGCTTTCGCGTTCTGGTCGAACACGACAGCATATGGCGAGACGCCAAGTTCGCGCATGAACTCCTCAGGCTTGAGCTGGAACTCGCGCCCCGTCTCGTTGTAATAATCCATCTTCGCCTTGTCAAGGGCGTTAGCGTCAGCCTCGGCGAGAATACGCTCGGTCTCCTCCTTGCCGAAGCCCTCCTCGATACGGTCCTTGTAGTTGCGGAAGGACTCCTCGAGACCGGCGTAGGCCATGGACAGACCGGCAATCCGATGTGCGGAAATGCGGTGCGCCAGGATCAGAGAAATGGCGGAGGCCGTACCCAAGCTCAGCGGCAGGGCGTAGTGCTTGACAAGATGCTTCGTCAGGTTGGCCCAGGCACGAGCCTTAGCGATCTGAATATCCCGCTTCTCGAACTTCTCCTCGTCCTCAGCCGCCTTAACGGTCGACAGCTCGTTCAGGTCTTCCCAGGTGACCTCGCCAACGCTCAGCGTCTGCTTGGCCGTGAGGACTGCGGTTGCGGTGAAGCCGGCGATCCCCAACCCAGTCAGGATGGCGGGAGCGTGCTTGGAGACGATGAGAGCGCCCTTGCCGGCGAGGCGCGAAATGACTGTAAGACTCATGATGCGAAGTACTTCCTCTCGTTAAGGCTCTTGTAGACTGCGATTACCTGACCGTCATTCATGCGGTCAACTTTGGCGACCCACGCCGCCGATCCTCCGTATGCTGTGCGCAACTTAGCGCGCATCTGCTCGACGCTCATTTGTTGTTCCTTATGTCGTTCACGATCCCCGCGATGAGAATGGCGTTGATGACTATTAGCCCTGCGAATATGACCCATACCGGCAGGGATCCCAGACCGGCGAGGATGAGGAGAAAGATAAAGATGGATAGGAATATGGATGTAAGCCCGTAGACAACTGTCATCTCTTCGTCATCGTTCATCGGACGTCCTCCGGCTTCGGTAGATCGAGAATGTATCCATTGCGGGAACGGACAGCGCGTCCGCTTCGGAGATCCCGCCATCCCCAGTTCTCGTCGGTGTATGACTGGGAAATGCCGGCCATGCCGTACAGGTCTCCCACAGTCGCCACGTCGTACTGGTCGCAGATGCTGATCAGGTGATTCAGGACATCCTCGGCCTCACTACGGGTTGCGAATATGATGGACTCGAGATTGTGCTCCCGACGGTCCCTCTGAGTGTACGTCCGCTCGGTTGGAGTCTCACGACGTCCGTAAGTCCGATTGGAATACGAAGTGTAGGTCTTGTTGCTGCGAGACCGCTGAGGACCGCCGTCGCCTCCGAAGAGCAGCCGGTCGATCCCGGATGTGAAGATATCGCTCACGGCGTTCTTGACGCTTGGCAGGGCAATATCCCAGAGAAGGTAGTTGGCCACCTCCTTGATGTCCTCGGCGAAGAACGCCTGAAGCGCCTGCTTGCCGAGACTGCCTTTGTCAATACGCGCCGGAGTCTTGACGACCCTTTCGACGGCGGGCTTGGTCTTCCGTGAGTTGGAGGGGAAATCGCCCCTCACGGGTACGTTATCGGTCATGTTCGCTCCTTCTGATATGCGGGGCCCCAGGTCTCCCCAGGGCCCCGCTCGGGTTTCTCAGGCCTCGATCTGGTTGAATACGTCCGGCCGCTCCTTCTTGGCCTGGTCGAGGAGCGCCTTGGGCATGACGCCGTTGAAGAACTTAATGCTCTTCTTCTCGTCCTCCAGCAGGCTCAGCACGAACTCGTCGTAGAAGATGCTGTCCTTGAAGCGGGCGAGGATCTCCGGCGACTTGCTGAATCGCTTGCCGTCAGATGACCGCTCACCGTAGGCCTTGTCCACGATGGTTCGGAAGTAGTCGAACAGCTTGAACTTGTCCTTCGTGGTCCAGTCCTCGGGCTTGCGAGACATGAACGCCTGAAGCGTGTCAGTGAACCCGCCGGGCTGCGACTGCTGCAGGTCAATCAGGTCCACCTTGTTCATGTGGAACCAGAGGGTCTCGGTGACCATGTCGCCGTCAAAGGTCTCGGCGCTGACGTTCATCTTGATCATGGATATGCCTTTCAGTCCATCGAGTTGAGAGTGGTAGCTGCGAGCGACTTGGTCTGCTTGACAATATGGTCCCACGAGGTCTTCTCGTCGAACTTGTCGCTCTTCTGGATGACGCGCTTGACTGTCTTGCCGTTCTCGGTGAGGGTAACCACCACGGCCGCCTGAAGCTCCATCGTTCGTTCCTTTCTGAAAAATGAGAAACCTAGAACCCGAGTTGGGTTCTAGGGGTGAGCAGGGTCAGTCGTTGGGCTCTTCGACGAGCTCAGCGTCCACGACGTCGGCGTCCGATTCGATGGCGGCGGGAGCCTCGTCATCACTGTCGCTGGAGTTAGCAAGGGCCTTCACCAGGACGAGCGCTGCGAAACCGGCTGCGGCGGGCAGCACGTAACGCGCACTCTTCTTGGCGACGGCACCGAGCTTGGTCCAGTTGACGGCGACGATGGGGGTCTCGTCTTCAACGGTCTCGGAGTGCTCGATGACGGTGGGAGCGGTGTTCTCGGACATGAGAGTTCCTTTCGAGTTGATGGGGTCTCATTATAGTGCGTGCAGAATTTGCGAAAGCCTATGCCCTTTGTTAGAGGGCATAGGGGATCTAGTTGGTCTGAGATGTCTGGAGGGAGTCGATGGTCTCGGAAAGGGTCTCGGCGTACTGTCGTCCGGCCTTGTCACCGACATATGTACCAAGGACACTACTACCGACGCCGTAGATGGCGGTCAATACCACTCCGGCCGGAGGGCAGAGAGCGCCGACAACGGCACCGGCGGTGATGCTGGCGGATGTCGAGGCGACAAGGGATACGACCTTGTATCCGGTGGTCTCTTTGAAACTCATGGTCATTCCTTTCTAGATGGGTCTCATTATAGGCGGTGCTCCTTTCACGAAAGTTTGAACCACTTCTCAGTGGGCTCAACGACGAAATCGACAACCACGACGGCCTTTCCGTCATCCGAGACCTGGGCGCCGTAGTGTACCTCGATCTGCCTCTGCTCATTCCATCCGAGCTGGTCGCCCAAGGAAATACCCTCGAGGCCGATGCCGGCGTAGAACTCGTTGAGGCTGACGCACATCTCACGGAGGAGCGTGTAGTTGAGTTCATTGACGACACGGTCGATCTTGTTGACTGTGGACTTGAAATAACGACCGCTGTAGGCGTCGTAGAACAGGACGTCGCCCTCGCCACAAACCACAGCTGCGTCACGAGGATATGGATCCATCTTGGACGCGGCATTTTGGGAGATCGTCTTCTCCTCCGGACCAAGGCGATCCTGGACGGAGGCGCGATAACGGTCGTAAACCTGACGCGTGCCCTCGTAGGCAAGGAGCAGAGACGACTCGCGCTTGACCGAGATGCTGTGGGCTCCGATGACGCAAGCGCCGGTGGCCAATATGGCGATAGCCGGAGGAGCGTAGATCTTAGCGTAGATCTTGATTCGCTGCTCCTTGGTGAGGCGCTTAAAGTCGTCAATATCCCACTCCTGCATCTGACGGTCCGCATGGACGCTCAGAGCGACCGACGCCCCGAGGCCCAGCAGCGCCAGTCCGGTGAGGATATGATGCGAATTGCGTACGACGAAGTCCTGGGCAGCCTTAACGAATGCGAGGTTCACTTGTTCTCCTCTCCAATATTGATGAGTGCTTTATACCACTCGTTATCTTCCAGATTGGCCTCGCGCTCCCGAATGTAGTCACGATACATCGTCTTTACAGAATCACTCACGCTACTCTGGATAGCATTGATGAGCATCTGCTTGGCGACTTCGGGGGTTACGTCGGCTGGAACCGTGAGTGTGACCTTCTGTGTATTTGTGATGGGATCCAGATCGGAGAATTCCAGCTGAATGTCATCGTGGTCCATTTGCGTTCCTTTCTTCTAGGAGAGAGTCTTTTCCCCAGACGGTGTTGAGCAGCGTCTCTTTAACATCCTCGATGTCGAAGCCGGCGGGTACCACAAGAGTGAATGTCTGGTTGTTGCCGGGATCCAGTTTGCGAAGTATTGTCCTGACCAACGGCTCCTGGTCCATGTTCGTTCTTTTCTCGAGAAACCTAGAACCCGGGTAGGGTTCTAGGGGTGAGGTGGTCAGTTGGCGGGAGCGTTCTGCTCCGCGGCCTTCTTGTTGAGGATCTCCTGGAACTTCGCTTCCAGCTTCTTGTCGGCGTAGTGCTGGAGGGCGAAGGACGCAGCGAGGATGGCAACGGCGAGGGCGACGCGGTTCATGATGGTTCCTTTCAGATGGGGGTCTCATTATAGGCCATGCAAAATCCGCGAAAACCTATGCCCTCTGTTAGAGGGCACGGGTGTCAGAGACTGTGGTCGATGTGGGTAGGGGTGGTGAAATCCTGCTTCGAGATCTTGTAGCGAGAGAGCACCCACTTGACGATGGCGTAAATGCCAACGCAGTAGATGACAGACTTGACAAGGTTCTCGACGAGGCGGGAGATCAGCATGATCAATCCTTTCGGTCTATGGGTCTCATTATATGCCCTGCTGATTCTGCGAAAACCTAGAACCCGTGAAGGTTCTAGGCGTGAGAGTCACTTCTTGGTAGAGTTCTGTCGGAAGATCTTCTCGATCTCGGCCCAATCTTCTTCGAGATACTTCTCTACATTGTCGGTCTCCTTGGCGGACGGAGTCGAGGTAAACTTAAGGAGATGCCGCTGGTGGCGGACGGTCTTCTTGAGCTCCTTGATCTGCTGGCCTTGGGCGTAGACGGTGTACAGAAACATGACGAAGGAGATGAAACCGAATGCGATGAAGATGTTGGACATGATGCATTCCTTTCGTGAGGGGTCTCGTTATATGCCTTGCAAAATCCGCGTTCCATTTTTCCCACCCGGGAATTTTTGGATTTCGAAAATCAGAACGTTTGCGAAAAACCTAGGACCCTTGTGGGGTCCTAGGTCTTTCGTGTCTCAGATGCGGATCTTGGCGACGAATCCGAGTGCCTTGGAGGCGACGGGGAAGATCTGCTCAGCCTTCACGATGGCGAGGATTCCGAGGATGGAGCCTGCGGCGCCCACCACAGCATCGGGGCTGGGGCAGAAACGACGGTGCTTTGCGTCTTGAATCTGCTCAAGCTCCTTGATGCTGCGGAGAGCTTCGCGATAGGCTTCACTGTCGGGATCCATGCCGTCGATGAAAGCGTAAGCCTCTTCGAGGGCCTTCTTGGTGTTCGGCTTGTTGTCAGACATGGTATTCCTTTCAAATGAGGGGTATCATTATAGACCATGTCGATCCCGCGGATCGTCAGACCTCGGAGACCTTCAGAGTGGCCGTGTCCTTCTTGGTCATGTCCTGAGCGGGGGTCTCCAGAGCGGCGTAGACCTCCTGGTTCTTGTGGTCCACATGGAGCACGCCGTCAACCTCGGGCTCGTAGTTCTTGGCCGCGAGACCGAGCAGAGCGCCCAGGAAAGTGTCGAGAGCGGTGATGGTACCCACAACCGCCTCAGTGTGAGGGAAACCCCACAAACCCGCCAGGGCGAGATACAGGGTGGCTAGGGCAGGAAGCAGGATCTGAGCAATCCACTTCAGAGTGTTGTAGGTCTGATTCGACAGCGACATAGCGCTTGTCCTTTCTTCGGGTGTCAGGAAAATGGATCGGAAGCCGGTTCACGGCGTCCATTACCTTTTCGGCAGTCCCGTTTCCGCCGAAAGTGTGGTAGGGCTGATACAGATACTTCTGTAAGTCCTCAAACTCATCGATGGTGATGTAACCACGGGACAGATATGCGGTTCCCATAGCCACGATCTGGTTGTGCGCTAGACCCAACATCAGCTGTGTCTTGGCGTCGTGCCTTTCCGCACGTTTCTGGAGATATGCCCAGAGACCAGTACTGGTGAGAACGGAGCCGAATATGGTGATCACCAGCTCCACAGTATGAGACATTTAGCCTCCGATAGAAACGATTGGGCGAACCCCGTACTTCTCAGTCCATTGGGCCCAAGTGACTCGACGCTGATCGCCGTAGTACAGGCCGAAGTAGTCCTTGGAAATCTGATCCCGGAGCCAGAAGGACTCGCCTGGGGTCGGAATCGGGTTGCCAACACGGAAATACGAGAACTGACGAGAGATGGGGCCGATAGTGTGGGTGTCGCCATTGATGCGGTTATGCACAAGATATGAGCCGAACATCTCGAACTCAGACGGAATGGTAAGTTGCGGGTACTCCCAGGTCCAGTCCTTCTCCGTGCGCTCCCAGGCATTCCCGGTATTCTCGTAACCGTGCGGCTCCATAACGGGGAACGTCCGGAAGTCCGACATGGCGAAGACCTGAGTTAGCGTAGAGAACCGCACCATACCATTGGAATAGTCCCGTCGCATCTTGGAGCCGTTCCAGCCGTATTCGCACCATCCAGACTCGCCAATATTGTCGATTCCGAGATTACGGTCACTCATGACCGTGATTCGGTGCTGGTTCTCGCCATTTGGGTAGTCCAGCCACCGGTCGAAGTCGACAATGATCCACTTGCAGGAATTATCGTTGTACTGCCAGTAGTCGCCCAGCCACAAGCCGTCGAACGTCCCGTTTCGAATAGCTGCCTTCTGGGCAGGTGTCATGACCCGGCCCAGGTTGTTACCCCGAGTAATGACTCGCTTGAGATTCGGGTCGTTGTTGAAGGCGTTGAGGAAATCGTTCTTGTTGTTCAGAGTGATCTGCTTGGGTTGCATGACGCTCTGAGCCCACTGAGCATACTGAGCGCCAACCCTACCGCGGCAGTCCGTGACTTCGAAGTCGGCATTCGTCTTGGCTCCCCTGGGGACCCGAATATAGGCGATGATGACCTCGAAGGTGTCGTTTGTCTGGGTAGGCTGTGGGACGCCGCCGCCAGAAGTTCCCTGAATAACACGAGTACCAGCGGAGCGAACGCTAGGCGTCTTGTCAACCCTGAGGGTTATAGCATCGTAACGATCGCCGTCCGTAGCACCCTCGGCGAGTGCGTAGACCTTGTTCGCGTCGTTCTCAATCCAGTGCCCCTTGAACCAGGCGCGGCCAGACTGGACGACGATCTCTCGTCCCGAGCCCTTAGCAGCCTGGTACCCTCGGCCCCAGTTCTGGAATATACCGTCCGAGATGACTCCGTCGAACATGCGGCCGAAGTCGTCAGCGGAGTACTTCCTGTCTCCATTGATGGAGACGAAGAATCCTGATTTCTCTGTCATGTGATGTTCAACCCCGGTTTCGACTTCTGAATATCGGACAAGGACGTGAACGTCGGGTAGAAGACGTCACCCTCCGAGTCTGAGGAGGTACGAATATACTCGGTTACACGAGCGATGTCCTGCTGCCCGAACTCGTTCTGGATCTGCACGAAATCGCCTAGGAAGAAGTCCTCGTTGTATGTATACATAGACTGCTGGGCAGCCTCGCCCGAGAACATCTCAATGGGCATATGACGCCACAGCTCAGTATTGCATTGCTCGTGGATCTGGCGGTGGATCGATTTTGGGTCTACTGTGCCAACACCCTGGACCCCTGTCGCGGCCTGCGAGTACCCGTTGGTATGCTCGATTGACGGGTTCTGAAAATACCCTTCCCTCAGACCGAGTCCCTTGGTGCCAACGGTAACTGAGTTATTCTGCATCGCAGAGTCTCTGTTGTCGTCGAGATACTCTTTTTCGGTAATCAAATTTGTAGGTACCGTGAATTTCACAGCACCCGAGAATATCTTTGTCCGCGTGCTGACCTTGGACTTGAAGTAGGTGGCCTTGGACAGGTTATCATACTTCGGGGAGAACACTACAGGGGGACGTTCTCCTTGATTGAATGTTCGATTGACCCCGTTGTAGCTGTATCCATACCAGTAATATGGGTCTTCCCCGTTGTATTCGATGGCCCATCCCGACATCGTCAAATCGGTAAGGTTCTGGACGATCTTATACCAGGATCCCTCCATTGTGTACGGATCCTTAGTGTAATCGGGATAGTTCTTCCATTCTCTGGAGTAGTTCATAATTCGAACATCCGCGTCACTACTGACTTGGATGTTGCCGATGTCCAGGGAGGAAACGGGTCGACCCTTGCGAATTCCCTCGGGCAATTCGTCGACCGAATACCATCCGAAGCCTTGGACATGACGCTCGTGCGACGTGTCAATGAAGTCCCGCTGTTTGAACAGCAAATTGGTGTAATCCTTGATGACGTCCTTAACCCTACCGCGGGTTCGCTCGTGCTTGCATAGAAGCGTGCCGTCCCACATCGGATAGGGATGCATGACGCGTCGGTCCAATATAGACTCAAGACTGCGTCCGCTGACCGTCAACAGCGACTGTTTGCTGTACTCCGTATTGAGCTCGACCTGCTCGATGATCATGAGCTTGTTTGTGCCCGTGGTATACAAGTAGTAGTCGAGTTGATAGATCTGAAGGTTCTCCAGGGTTCCAGGAACCGTTAGCTTGAAATCGCCGAAGCCGTGGAACCTCTCGGTCCAGATGATGGACTTGTAGTCTTCACAAATATGCTGGAGAATCATGGCTTCATCAAAAACCGCAAGATACATGTCACACCCCCTGGAAGAGAACGTCGGTAGAGAAATATACGTCCGTGAGATTCGGATCGTTCATAGCGATCTGGAACTCGTTAACCCCTGGTCTTAGTTTGAGCCAGTCTGAGTTACGGTCCAGTGCCGCTATAAACTTATCCTTGCGGCCACCCCGATTTCGGATGATGGACTTTCGCCCAGTCCTAGAATTGACCGTGACGATATCGCCGCCCACGATGGGATCGACCTTGTAGTACGTCTTGTCGAGAAATGCCCCGGTGAGCTTAAACTGGTCGCCGGAGAATGTCTCGGTCACCGTGATCGGAAGCTTGGCTCCTGGGCGGAACGTGAAGACCATGGTGAATCCGGTCTCCACATCACCCTCATAGTCGATCGTGGCGGACAGTAACCCACGATCCTTGCTGAACTCCAGTGATGGGGACGGCTGGTCCATGAAGTCGAACTCGAAAGATGGGATCTCCCTGGACCATTCGAGGTTCTTGTCGATGCTGGTGTCCGCATCATGCCAGTAGGCATCAGGACATAGGATGGAGATGTTGATCTCCTGTTCCTTCGAGAATATGTCCGCTTCCACGGTCTCGACATAACCCTCGGTCTTGACCCGGCGCTTGTCCGTGTTGATGTACACGGTCATGAGCTGCTTGATCTGGAACCAGGAGTATATGCGTTGCCGGCTGGTCTCGATGTCCGGCATGGGCAACGGCGCGAGTTTGATCTTGAGATTCCTCATTCCCGCCCTCGCGCCGTTGAATATAGCCACATCCGTTAGAGCCAGTTCAGTCGTGTTGATCGAGGCCTTCGTAGCCGACAGGCCATCAACGGATTTGACAGCCACGCCTATCCCCCAAGGATCCCTCAGAGGAAGAACGACGCGTTGCTGTCGGTACGTAAGAAACTCGATTGACTCAATCATAGCTCGTACATGGCTCCCTTCACCTGCTCGATCTGGTTGCGAGTCTGGCGGTAGATCTCCGCCTCGGACAGCGCCCTCGGCGAGTTGTTGTACTGGTTGAACACGAGGTTTGTGCCCTGGTTGTACGTCTCGCTGGCGGCGGTGTCGTTCGACTTCACCGGAGTGCTAGTAACGACTCGTCCCGCGAGTTGTGCAGTCGCCGTCGTCGTGAGAGTGCCCGCGATCTCCTCCTTGGGGAGAATTTCGTCGAGACGACCCGCCTGCTCCTCGACCTGCGAGAGGTCCAGAACCGGCTTGATCGTCGGATCAGCATTCTCGCCGAATGCGTTGTTCCAAATATCCTTCGTGTTACCGAAGCCCTTGGAGAGCGCGTCGACGGTATCAGTGGCCATGGTAGTGGCCGCTGCGATGCCCTGCTCGGTGTTATCGGTGATACCGTTCGCAAGACCTTGCATCAAGAAATCACCGATCTCGTACATCACCCTCGAAGGAGAATGAATGCCGAACGCCGATTTGACCTTCGAAACAACGGTGCTACCCATGCTCGTGACCGCACTGGCGATGGAGGAGAGCTTTTCGGTGATCGCATTCTTGAGGCCGTTGACCAGCTGAATGCCAGCGTTCTTCATCTGTGCAACACCCGTGGATACGAGAGTCTTGATGCCGGTGCCGATACCCCTAGTAATGGCACTGATGAGTCGAACACCCGCTTGAGCCATGGCCTCGGAGTTGTTCTCGATCGCATCGGCAAGTCCGTTGATGAACTTGATGACGGTCTTGGCCGCTGCATCGGTGATTCGTGGCATCTCGTCGCCGAGACTGGTGATGAAGGCCACGATACAGTCCGTAGCCTTCTGCCCAATCTCGGGGATCTTCTGACTCAACCCATCCAAGAAGGATATGAGTACATCCGAGCCTCTCTGGACCAACTGTGGCATGTTATCAATGAGGGCCTGCGACAAGGTCAGGATCAAGAATATGGCACAGTCAATCAGAGCCTGAGCGTTGTCGTATATGACCTGGATGATCGCTAGGAGGATCGTGGTCATGAGCTGAACGAACGTCGGGATAGACTCAATCATAGCCTGAGCGCCAGACGTCAGGATAAGCTTGAGGTACTCGACGATAGTGCCCGAATTGTCGATGAGGACCTGCATGAAGTTGATGAAGCCCTCGCCGAGCGCCGTGCCCATCGCAGGCATTCTCTCAATGAAGCCGTCGACGGCCGCGAGGAATGTCTGAACACCGTCGGCGCCCGAGGTCGACAGATTTGCAATGGCATCCACCAACTTGGCGATGCCCTCGGTCGCCAGACCGACACCCATACCGATCATCAGGATGGCGCCGCCCAGTGCAAGGAGACCAACCGCAGCGAATTCAGCAACATATCCGACAGCCACAAGAGCGGCCAAACCCAGGGCCATGATAGCAATACCCTTGCCTGCGGTGGCCCAGTCCATCTCCCCCAGCATCTTCATGACAGGCGCCAGGAGAGCGAGTGCTGCTACAGTCACGAAGAGGCCCGCGGCACCGGCGAGACTTCCTCCACCGATGGAGCTGATCCCAACGAGAACGGCCAGGGCCGCCGACATCATGACCAGACCCTTGAGGTAGTCGCCCCATGGCATGGATGCGAAACTCTCAATATCGCTGGCGATGAGTTTAAGCGTCGCCGCCAAGACAAGGATCGTTAGAGCCCCGACAAGAGACTTGCCGCCGGAGAGCTTGTCACTTCCGAGCCTTTCGACAGTGAACGTCAAGGACGCCAGGCAAATATCCATAGCGATGATGCCCTTGATCGTGTCGCCCCAAGACAACTCACCGATCTCGGTTAGGACTTTCGCAATTTGTCGCATGGTAAATGCCAGCGCAAGGAATGCGAACGCCGAGGCCTTCTTGATCTTGACTGTACCCATCTGCGACATCATGGTCATCATCTTCATGATAAGACCAAGTGCCAGAACACCCTGTGTCAGATCTGACAGACTCATCTCACCAAGCGGCTTGACCGCATAGGCAAGGAGCATAACACCGATGCCCAGAGGAATCGCCGTGAGAGCGAACGCCAGGATATCCTTGTTCTTCTTGGTAGTCGTATCGGCCACCATCATCAGCATCTTTATGACGGCGAAGAGCCCAAGGGTACCCTTGAGGATATCATCCCAGTCCATTGTGCCGATGTTGTTCAGCGCCTTGCCCAGTAGGAGTGCGACTCCGGCCAATACGACCAGCGCCAGCATTCGCTTAGCGAGCCCCTTCGTGTCCTTGCCTTCACCGGCGCTGGACAGCTCGTCCTCCGCCTTCTTGAGCATGTTGAACATGAAATATAGAGCTGCACCAGCGGCCACAATCTTGCCTGCCGGGATCTGGGCGACGACCCAGAGCGCAGCGGCCAGAACGAGAACGGCTCCAGCGAGAATAAGGACGGTGGTGGCCTTGACCTTGGCGGTCGTAGCCTCCATTGATTCCTTGAACCCATCGATGACGTCCTTGACACTGCCGAGAATTCCAGCGAAGTTGGATCCGGCTTTACCCCACTCTTTGAACGTGTTGATAACATTCCGGGCAATTGCGAGGAATGTAACCAGAGCGCCCGTCTTGAGGATGGCGTCGAATATCCCCCCATAGTCGCCGTTGTCGGCCATGTTCTTGAGCTCAGCAAATGCGCCCTTGAACGGCTCGATGAGAGCCTTGGCGGCGATGACCGCGTAGTGACCGACGGTGGACAGAACCTTGCCGATGCCGTGGATAAGCTTGACGAAGTTGTGCCACCCAGAAGTAGCCTTATCTTTGAGTTCAAGGTTGGCGATGAACTCCTTGGTGGTGTTCCAGCCGTACTTGACAGACTCAGCATACTCGCCCATTAGCGTCTTGAGGTCGCTGAACGCCTTCTTGAACGGCTGGACGTCGAAGTCGAAGTTCAGAGTCGCCAGATTCTTGAGGACACCCCAGACACCGGCTCCAAACGAAGAAAGAATACCGCCAAGGGATGACAACCAAGCAATATCGGGCCCGTTCTGCATGGCCTCAGCCCACTCGCTGAACTTAGTGGACACCTCGTCGTAGAGTGCGGCCAGTCGCTCCATCTTGGGAGTCAACCAGTCGCTGACGACGATGGCCTGCTTGTTGATGCACTCAGTCAGCCAGATGATGAAGCTGGTGAGCTTGTCGATTGCCGGAATAAGATGGTCGGCCAGGTGCTGCCCCCAGAAATATGACTTCTTGTAGGCAGACTCGAATAGGTCGACAATCTTGTTCTTGAGCTTGGTGAACTTGGACTCGTTTGCCTCAGCCGTGTCGCCAGCTTCCTCGGTGGAATCGCTGGTGATGCCGAGTGCCTGCCCGACTTCCTGGGCGCTCTCCTTGAGCTCCCGGAAGGGAGCAACGATGGATTCTTTGATGCTGGATCCCGCAGTCTTCAGAGCCTCCCACAGACCATCCCAGGCCTCCTTGAGGCGCCTGAGACTGGGCGTGATCTCGTCGTGGAAACCCTCGGAGAAGTTGTTCCAGATACGCTTCAGCCCATTGCCGGTCCAGATGATGGCCTTGATGACGTTCTCGGCGACATTCAGGTTGTCATACCAGCTCTGAATGGCCTCGACGTTCTCCAAGAGACTCCAAGACCAACCCGCGGTATGCCCGCGCAGGTCAGAAATAAGAGCTCCCAGTCCCTTGAGCGCTCCGCCAGCAATCCATCCGATCACCTTAGCGAAGTCAGTGAGGACTAGCACACCTATTTTGACGATTCGGAAGAAGGACTCGAAGTAGTTGCCAATCGACTCAACCGTAGCCTCACCGGGGACCAGCTTAGCCATGAAGTTGGCGAAGGCCTCGGACATTGCGTACAGACCCTCGGCGGACGGGCCGCTGAAGACCTGCGAGAACGCCTGACCGATGCGCTGCAATGGATCCCACATGGCGTGGAATAGGGAAGCGAGGCCCTCGAGGACCTTCTCTCTACCGCCGAGATCCGCCCAACCCTGGAGGAGGGCGTTCCGGGCGTTACCCATCTGCGTGATGACACCACTCGGACCCGTGAGGAAGGCCCCGACCTTGGTCCACAGTTCCTTGGCCTGCTCGAAGTCGCCAAAGATGATTCGGAACGACTGAGACCAGGATGAACCGAGCTCCTCACCGATGACGCCCATCAACTGAGAGAACGTCTTGATGTCCTGAGCCGCGGACATACCAGTCTTGGCCAGCTCCTGGATCTGAGCGACCTGCTCCTCGGTGTAACCCATGGAGAGAAGCTGCTCGTCGGTGTACTCACCGGCCATCTGCTTCAGCGTCTCCATCATGATCTCCTGGGTTAGCCATCCCTCTTGAAGGGAGAGCCTGAACGACCCGTTCTTGGCGATCATTTCGTCGACGCTCTTGCCGTGGACCTTGGCTGTCTGAATCAGCTGGTCCTGGAACTGCTTGGTTGCGATGCCGGAGGTCTCCAGGGACATCCAGTCCTGAAGTTTCACCGTTCCTGCGGCCATAGCCTGCGAAAGCTGGTACATAGCCCTAGAAGTGGACTCAGAGTTGGCACCAGCGACGGCCGCCCAGTTTGCCAGACCCTTAATCGACGCGACAGAGTCGTCCAGTCCAATGCCGGCAGCGGTGAACTTACCGATGTTGGACGTCATCTCGCCGAAGTTATAGATGGTCTGGTCCGCATAAGTGTTCAACTGGTCCAGAGCCGCGTTAACAGTCTGGATCGTCTCGCCCTTCTGGGCAGTGTTGGCGAGAATGGTTTGAACAGAGTTGAGCTGGAGCTCGTACTCCTTCATGCCGTCGATAAGGGGCTGAACGGTGAAGCTCGAGAGCATCGAGGAGCCGATTTCGGCGATCTTCCCGCCGATGCTGGCGAGTGCGCCGAAGGCAATCGACTGGAGAGCCGAGAATTTGCTAGTAGTCTCGGCAATACCCGCCTGGGCCTCCGAGAAATTAAGGTTCTTGGCGGCCGCGGAGACCTGATTAATCCCCTCGACACCGCCTCGAAAGGCCAATCCCTCCTCGAGCTTCTTGACTCCGTTGAGAGAGTCCTGAACCCCGTTCATGAATTGGCCGTTGTTGAACTTAAGAGCGACTACCCGCTCCTCGATTGACGCCACTAGCCTCTCACCGCGCTTTCAAGCTGCTTGACGATGCTGTCGAATATAGGCCTGAGCGCCGGATTTATATAATCCACGCCCTGGACATAGCCACCGGTCCTGGTGCCATGCCCGTATTGCAATATGACTGCGATCGGGACACCCTGCTCCACGTGGGAGTTGTTCCAGACCAGCGAGACTCGGTTTCTGCTCCGCTTGATCTCATAAGACCAGCTTGATGCAGTATAACCGGACCTAACCGGAGTAGCAGCAGCTAGCGCAGCCACCCCGGCCTGTCCGCAGTCGTCGAGGAAATCGAAGAAGCGACCCTCTTTGAGTCTCTCGAGCCACTTCCCCGTGTCCATCCTCGAATCCATCTCCAGCGTGAACGCCGGACTCATGCGACCCTCTCACAGGCGGCCGCAATACCTGACACGATGGCGCCCATCGCTCCTCGAGACCATCCTGTCTTGAGTTGCTCGGCGTCAGCGGGAATATGCGCAACTGTCGGGAGACCTGAAGCCTTCAGGGCATCCCATGTGGTCTGTGGCGCATTGAACTCCATGGACAGAATATCGCAGACCTCCCCCGCGAGGAAGTTCGGATACCATTCCTTGGTTGTGTCCGAGGCGTACGCATACCCCCAGGTCTTGAATCCGCGTGCTCGCATTCCGTCGAACGCCCACTTGGAGTCTCCGTAGGACTTGAGTATGACCTTATGCTCCATGCCCTTGAACATGTCGCAAACGGTCTGCCACTCACCTAGTTTATGCTTCGGATCGAAGACGATGACGTGACTCTTGGAGTACGTGTCCATCAGCCAATCGATCGTCGCCGGCATGTACTGGGTCTTCGACGCCGCGGCCTTGATCTCCGCCCAGGTGTACTCGTCGGCATTCTTGGTCAGAGCCGGAACAAGACGCGACAGGCTCTTGTCGTGACACCCGAACCAGACGCCGTCCTTGCTGCGAGCGGCAGAGAACTCCAGCGCGTGAGCGTGGTAGTCGACCGCCTGGGTGTAACCAATCTCAGTGTGCTCGGGCCAGGACTGAGATCCTCCACGATGCCCCACAATGAAATGCGGAATCGTGAGGAGCTCCGAGATCGTCTTGGCGCCATCGGGAATTGCGCGCATCGTGAGTGTTGGGGTCTCTCGAGTCCCGTCCCACACATTGACGCCAATCCTGGAACCGTCAGCAAGAGTCGGATCGAGTGAGTCGTTCTGCTCCTGAAGCCGGACGTCAACGCCGAAGAGAGTTTTCACGCCGGTGTCACTTGGGGGAGCGTACGCCGACTGAGCGTATCCGACGACGATCGAAGACCAGGACATCTTTGGGTCCTTGCCCCAGGCGCCGTTAGTTAATGACTCGACGTTTGGCGGGAAAGTCGCCACCGGGTTGGTGTTCACGTCATGCTGCACGAACCCGGTAATCTGAGGAAATGGCCCGTTTTTCCAACCGTCAGCACTCTTGCCGGGTGTACCCGGGACCAGGCTCTTGACTTTGGCGCCGTCGAATACCATGAGTACTGCAACGTGCCGTCCGTTATGAGCCGGGTCCGGGGACTTCCACACGATGTTCTGCGTATCGGAAGGATCCGCAACCATTTTGACAGCCACGGTACAAGACCGGATGTCCTCGCCATGGGCGTACTTTCCGGTCCAACCCCCGGGCGTGCAGTCCCGCATATGGTTGAATTGACCGCCCACTACGAGCAGCGCCCAGTCCCCAACAGCTGACAGAACGCTGAGTTTCTCGTCCTGATTCTTGGAGACCGCGATACCCTTCATAGGAGACGCCACGATCAGACCTTTCGTACGATTACCGTATTCGGAGGAGTACCAGCGGGCACCTGCTCCTCACGACCGAGGATCATGACGTTCCCGTTACCGCCTCCTCCGCCGCCAGCTGGACGGTTGGTCTTGATGCTGACGTCAACTACGCTATCCTCAGCCAGAGTGACCGTCTTGGTGGCACTCCACCCCTGGTCGTTCAGGAAGAGACGAGCGTTGGTGCTTCGGAAGAACCACACCATACCGTCGATCTTACCGTTCTCTCCGGCAGTGTCGACATAGGTGGGTCCGTCATCAGGATCGACCGTCAGCGTGGCGAACGGAGGAATGTCTCCCTTGACGTGACAGTAAGGCACGGCGGTCTCACTTCTTCTCGTCGAGCTTCGTGTTGATCTCGTTGAGCGCCTTCAGGATCTGGTCCTCCTTGTAGGAGACATCCTTCAACCAGCCAACGATAGGCCCGTCGAAACGACGACCGGCGATGCCGGCACCAGTCTGGTCGGAGACCTCGACAAGGCGGTCCTTGATCTCGGAAAGCAGATCAGTTGCGTATGACACTTCGAGTTCCTCTCCGCCGTCGCTCGTGCCCTGAGACGGACGGCCTTTGTTGTACCAGTAGCGGCATGCATCGGAGAACGGCACGCCGTACGCTTCGTAGGACCCATACATGGTCCCAGAATTGTAGCGAGACCCCACTCGGCGGAGGTCCTCGTAGGAATCACCCTCGGCATCGATAAGACCCTTGAGGATGGAGCAGCCGACCTCGGCCGACTTCTGCGGATCCCACCAGGCTCGGTCGGGATCGTTGATGAAATACCCGTTGTAGGTGATCTGGAGCGGGCCGACGCCGTTCGAGGTGCCCCACTCAGATACGATGGGCCAAAAGTAGTTCTTGAAGTTGTGCTCCGTGACCTCGCCCCAGCCCGAGCAGGCGCCCCCGGCGTCATGGCCGTAGATGTTGGCACCCTCTTCGCCAGTCTCCACCTTGAGGCAGCCGAGAGCGGCCCACCAAGGGCACCCAGTAGCATCAGCGGCGCGAAGTACGGCCTGCTGAATGGAGGTCCCGGAGGATGACTCGGCGTGTGATGGAGCCGAGCCGCCGTGGTTGTCCCGTCGACGCAGACAGTGCGTCCAGGCCGCCTGCCGGGTGTACGGGTGCTCGTTGTACTCCTTGGAGCGGACCTCTTGCTCGGTCTGGTCGCCCATCCAACCGTCGTCGGAACCATCCTCAGCGATCCATGCCTCGGACAGAATCGTGGGGTTGAGCTCAGTCACTATGGCGGCATGACCCCGACCCCCCGAAGCGGCCTCGGACAGGACAATATCGCCGATCTCGAATCCGCCATCGGGCTCGTTGCCGGTCCAGGAGTCAGAGATGTCGGCGAAGTTGCGCCGAAGGCATTCGTCCCGAAGCGACCCGGTCCAGGTCGACCGGGGGAAATAGCCCGCCGTGAAGGGCTCGCCCCACTCGTGGTGAGCCGCGAGGTTGTAGCAGCCTGCGACGAGAGCCGAGCAGTCGGCATTGGCGGGCGGATTGATGAGCCAGCCGTCCCAATCGGACCGATCGTAGAAAGTCCAGCGATCTGGCTGCGAGTAACCGACATCTGCGACGTCGGCGTAGTACCTGGCGCAGGATGCTGCGTATTGAGATACAGTCATTTTGACCTTTTCAGCCGTTAGAGTTCTCGATGGGCGCGAAGACCGTTGGGACGATCCTATTGCCCTCTGCCTTGATCCACATGACTACCGTGTTGTTGGGGCGAACCTCGATAGTGGAGCCGTCAATGGTTCCGTCGCCCTTCGGAAGCGGGAAACAGGTTCGGGTCTTCACTTGGAACTCCGCCGGGATGTCTGCGAGCCGACGTTCGGTGTTGATTGGGCCGCTGAAGTTGGCCCCCTGCCAGCCGTCGCCCTTGATTCGGATGTAGACTGTTCCAGCCATAACCCGATACTGGTAAGATCCCGCGCCTTCGCCACTTGTGATCTCCTTCCAGCCAGTGTCGAACGTCCCGTAGCCAGCAGCGGCCCGGTTGTTGAACCAGACAACCTTCTCGGGCATGGACTCCGTGAGGTCGATCATCTTCTGGTCCGAGGAACCATCCTTGCGGACGACCCGAACCAGGGCCTTGGATCCCTCGTAGAAGGGGACGTCCAGCTCAAACTCGGGATTCGCTCCCAGGGTGATCGAGGCGTCGGTAACTCCATTGGTGGGGGAGATGTAGACGGTACTAAACGGACTGGCCTCTCCCCGAACTTTGCCGTGGAGAAGAGGAGTGACACCAGGCATACTAACCTCTTGACTTGTACTTGGCCCGTCTCGCCGCGTTCAGAGCCTGATTCTGTCGAAGCGTGGCGGCGGTCGACATCTTCTTGTCGGGTTGGTTCTTGACATTGCACACTCGAATGAGTGTGAGAAGTCGATGAAGGTGCCAGTGCTGGCACTCGAACGGAATCTGGAGAGCGACCATCCAATAGTAGACCAGCTCCGACGTGATAACGTTGCGAGCAGGGCTCGAACCCTCAGACTCCACGAATGTGGTTGCCGTCATCGAGTCCTCGATGTACTCTCGGATCCGTTTCACGTTGTCCATGGACAAGTGCGAGTAGACGACGGGGTCGACGTCATTCAGAGTCATGCACTTGATGTAGTCCACGACCTGCTCTTCGGTGAGCTTCTCGTTGCCGATGTACGGGATGTGCCATTTGGACTCCCATTTTGACAGAGCGACGAGGCTGTGCTCCAACTCGAGGTCACCCTCGAATCCGTTGATGAACTCGTTGCGATCCTCGTCGTAGAGCTCATCCCCGACGACGTGAATCGTCAGCATTCGTTCCTCCCTGGAGTCACCACGGACCCCGGAGCGCATCACGGGGTCCGTGGGAGTTGTCAGCCAGCAGCCTTGACGGCGGCGATGACCTCGTCAGGAGTCGGGAGCTTGGCGTCGTTAGCGCCGTCGCCCCAGATCAGCTTCTCGATGGCGGTCATGCCGTTCTTGCCGATGACGCTGGAGTCGAGGGTAACGACACAGGTCGGCTTGTGGTCGGTGACGTTCACCGGGGTACCCTTGAAGGACCACGAGAAGGTGATCGCCTCAGGGGAGTCGTTGATCGTGCCGTAAGACCGCTCCGAGGGGGAGGCGGCCAGACCGTACAGAAGGTGTAGCTTGTAGCCGTAGTTGTTCTTCTGCTGGTCGTTACCCTTAATGGTGCGGTAGGCCAGCCCGAAGGAGGAACGCTCCTGCTGACCAATGACGACCTTGTCGACAATAGCCGAGCCGTCACACTGGAGCCACTCGTCCGGGTAGGTGTAGGCCTCGATCTTGCCCTCGAACGTCTCCGCCGAGGTCAGAGAGAGGTACTTGATGTTGTCCGCGTACAGGTCGGTCTGCTCCGCACCAGACGGGGTCTCCGTCACGTTGGTGAGACCCGACCAGGCAACGCCCTTACTGTAAGCGCCAGTGGCGGGGTTGACGGGGAAGAGGACCCCACGGTCCACGCCAGTCTCATAGAACTTCTTGCCCGTCTCGTCCCATGTGAGGACTGCCATCTATACTCCTTGGTAGATGTTGAACACGTCGTGATGAAGGTTGTGCGAGACGAAGTGCCTCTCGAAGGTGGACATAGGCATGTCTGCCAGGACGTCTAGCACCGGCTCGTCGGGATTCCTGCTGATGAGGGTAACCGAATAACGCGGTGTATACATCCAGTTGGCGTTGTCCCCGAACTTCGAGTCGGCTCGACTCCGTTCGTACACGATGCACGGGTAGGTGAGTTGGACGGACTCCGGGGGTTGGAAGTAGACGTTCCTAGAGCCCAGCGCTTCGACGAGTTTATTGTGGAACTCAAGGCGTTGGGCCATTGTACACCTCTCCGAGGTTGAGGATGAGACGGGGGCGGCGGACCTCCACGTTAGTGACGACCCAGCGCGCCCCCATCCACCTCACATACTTGATGGCGAAGAAGTTCTCCTCGGCGTAGGAGTCGGCCACGATGGAGATCTCGTTGTTGAGTCGGAGATTCTGGAGAACCTTCGGCTCGCTGTCGTACTGCTTCTGGGAACGGTTCACGTCCCCGTAGTACTCCCTCTCCGTGATCTTGTCCTCGAACACTCCCGGCGTTGTCTCGACGGCGTGCCCGTAACCTATGCTTCCGAAGAATCTTGCCATTTTGACCGGATCAGGCCGTAGCCTTCTCGATGACGATCGCGGACTTGTACTTCGTCAGCGAGCCCGAGCAACGAGCCTCCAGCAGGTACTTCTGCTGGTTGAAGTCGATGTCGAACTGCTCGAAGAAGGAGGTCTCGCCACCCTTGTCAGCACCCAGGGTGTAGTCCTGCATGTTGACGATGATGCCGAGCAGGTTCTGGGTCTTGCCCCCGACCTCGCGCTTGGCGCCCTCCATGACCTCAACCTCGATGACATCCGAGACGTTCAGGGCGTTAGCAACGGCCTGCTTGGTCTCGTAGATGTAGCGCTGGTTAATGTCCTTGATCTCGAGCATGTCGCACACGAACGCGTTCGTGGTGAACAGGACTGGCATGCCGGAGCCCTTGTAGAACTTCCGGGACCGACGAACGACGTCGATGATGTCTGGAGTCTTGGCGTCCTTGTCGATCAGGACCTTGTGGGAGAACAGCTCGTCATCCTTCCAGATAGGACGGATGTTGGTCTCCTTGATCTTGTCGGGGTTAGACACCTCACGGCCGTCACCAATCAGGACGGCGCGTGCGAGCTCCTCCTCGAGGGCCAGGCGAAGGTTCTGCTGCATCCAGGCAACGACGTTGAACGTGGTGATATCGAGGACATCGTCACGGTCAATCTTCGTCTTGTTGTAAACGGTCGTCGGCTCGGTCTTCCGGTTGGCGACCTCGTAGACGACGTCCTTCTTGCGGCTGGCCTTGACGTAGCCCTTGGCCCGCAGGTCGTCAGCGGTCAGGTTGGACCACTGAGTCTTGACCCGGGAGAAGGGCGAGTGCTTGGCCCCCTGGAGAACCTTGGAAACCCAAGAGTTCTCGCGCATGATGCGCTGGGGCTCCGGGTCCAGGTTGGTGGCGTCCGGGAACAGCAGCTCCGGGTTCTTGATACCGTAGTCCGCGGCGTGAGCCAGGACGGCGGTGCGAAGCGTCATGCCGGGCTTGCGGGCCTCGGCGAAGATAAGCTCCTCGTCGGCGTGAGAGAGGTGCGGGCTCATAGCGGTACGAGCGTCGCCCTCGAAGATGTTGGAATGCATCAGAGTATCACCCCCGGAGTCGCCGTGCTCGGCGTCCTCATCGTAGTCTTCGTCGTAGTCCTCATCGAACTCTTCGTCCTCGTCAAAGTCCTCATCCTCGGCATCAACGTCACCGCTGATCTCCTCGATAAGGGCCGCAACAGCCAGACGCTGGTCATCGTCGAGGGTTTCGAGGACATCGGCGACCGTGAGGTCGTCCTCGTCGTAAACCTCGTCTTCGTCCATGGATTCTGTGTCCTCCGTTGTTTCTCCGGAATCGTGCGAGAGCGTGAGACCGGAATAAATGACGGCCTCGTCCTCGGACTCGGTCCATGAACCATCCGAGTGCTCCAGAGCAACGTTGTCGATCAAGGCGCCCGGGTTGGCCCCGGACAGGACCATGGAAACCTCGACGATGTTGCCGTGAATAACGTCAGCCCCTCGCTGGTCGAGGCGGTTGGCGTAGATCGAGAGAGCCTTGACGTCGCCGTGCTTCACGAGCTCCTTAGCGTTCTCGGCGCCAGGAGTGTCGTTGAAAGCGCAGTAGGCGTAAACGCCCTCATCCCGATTCTCGAGCAAAGCGTGCCCGAGAACGTTGTCGACGGCGTTGTGCCCATGCTGCCATACAAGCGGCACGCGCTGGCCGTCATTCTCCTTGAACGCATTATGCTTGATAGTGCGTCCGTCGGAGCAGGTCAGGTCGTTCTTAGTGGCCCAGCCACTGAAGTCGAACTTCATCCTTCTCCTCTTACTTGGCTCATCGGCATGCTGAGCACTGACTGAACATCAGGACCACTGGGGCCTGGAATATCCCCCTCGCCGTCCAGGGAGGTATCACCCATCTGAGGGTTGATGTTCGGGTTCTGCAACTGATCCGCCTGCTCGTTCGGGGACGGCGGAAGACCAATCCTCGTACGGGCCTCGTTTGGCGTGATGACCTGGTCCCTGAGCATGGTGTCCAGGGACGTGACGATCTGGCTCGGAGGAACGTTCTTGAACGGGTCGCGGATGTACTGCACGGCCTGACCCTGGGTGCGCGCGGTCTTCGTGAGGAAGGCCTTACTCATCCCATCGGCGAGTGCCGAGAGCACAGGCTCCACAGCCCGGTTCCAGTAGTGCGTCCAGACGATCTCCGTCGCAGTACCCTTGAAGACGTCCTCCGAAATACCCAGTCGACTCATGAGCTCTGCGGTGAGGAACTTGATCTGATCGAGCAGGTTGTTCTCCGCCGGGCGGTTCAGCTGAGTGATCTTCTCGGAACCGTCGGTGTAGGCGATCCCATGTCCGCCCTTTCCGAGCTGGTCCTCGATCGACTGGATGCGGTTCTCCGCCCGCTGGCGCATGGCCTCGGTCTTAACGACGTAGGGGAGCTGGATGATGATGTCCAACTTTCCGGTGTACGTCTTCTCGTCGGCCAGGTCCAACATGGAGAGTTTGCGGCTCAGTCGCTTGAGGGTTGAGTTCGGCTTGTTCATCACCTCATAGAGAGGATTCTCGATGATGGCGACGGTGCGCTTCGGCAGGATCACCCGCTGCTTGGTTGAGCGAGCCTGGTTGTAGACCTCAACCTCGACCTGCTCGGGGAACCACTGTGTGATTCGCCCGACTCGCAGTTGTTTGATGTCGAAGCTGTTGTTGGTCCTCGGGTCCAGGTCTGATTCGACCGGAACGATTGCGATGACGCCCTCGTCGAACAGAGACAGCACGGCATCTTGGATGAAGGCTCGGCCGCTCTGGTCGATGTTGGGCTCCAGCATCAGGCAGTCGTTCAGGGCTGACCGCCGAACGCCAACAAACGTTCCATTTTGAGCTGTGTCGACATGTCGGATCGGCGTGGCGGACACGTCGATGGCGATCATGTTGAACAGCGATGAGATGATCGACTTGTCGGCCGTCCATCCGAGCGCGAGCCGGTCGGCCCGTACTGAGTAGGACGGACCGAGGTTTGATCGATCGATGTCCCTGCCAGTGAAGGCGTTGTAGGCGTGCTGTAGTCTATCTCGCAGTCCTATGTCCTTCACCTCCTAGTCGAACATGTCCTTGTTGAGTTTGTAAGCGACCCAGGCATCCATCAGGGCGGCGACTGAGTCGATCTTGTTCTCCCGTCGGGCCTTCAGGAGCTTGCGGTTCCCGTTGGTGTCCTCCAGGGTGATGGCGTTCCCCATCGTGAAGGTCATCATGGACTGGTCGAAGAGGAGCTTCCGATCCTCCGCCATGTCCTTGATCTCACCAAGAGGCACGGATTCGGTCCGGGCTCCCTGGATCACCTTCTCGATGCCGAACGGCCCGTTCTCGTTCTCCCAGCGAGTCACGAACTCTTTGGCGTTGTACGGGTCGAAGCCCAGGCAGCGCACGTCGTACTCGCAGTCTGCGATGAACGCCTCGAGGTCTTCGTAGACGTTCATCATGTCAAGAACCGTACCCTCGAGCACCATGAGCGAGCCCTCCTGTAGGAATTCCTCGTACTTCTGACGAGTGGCTCCCGGAAGGCGCAGCATGGTGCGCTCGGAAATGTAGCAGCGCGTCTTGACGCCAAACCTGCCCCGGCTGAGGGGGAACAAGAATGTGAAGGCGGTGAAGTCATCGCCCTGCGACAGGTCGACGCCGATGGAGCAAGGCATACCCCAGAAGTCCTGACGGTTGTGCCGCAGGGTCTCTTCGTAGGTGAAGAAGTACGTGTACCCCTCCATGGGAATGCCGAACCTCTTGGCCAGGATGTCGTTCCTAGCCGCCGGCACGTGCTCCGCCCGTTCGACATCACGCTGATATGTCTCGTAGGAGACGGTGGCCCCGAGATTTGGCTGGGCCTTCAACCAGGTCGACGGATCCCCGACCTCCTTGAGGTCATCGAGCCTGTAGTAGAAGATGGACGTGTGGGGATCCGAGTACTCCCCTCGAAGAATATTGAGGAGCTCCATCTTCATGTTGTCGCCGGCCGAGTTCCTGACGGTACCCTCCGAGGACACTGCCAGGATAAGCCAGTCATCGACCTTGGACGCGCCCTGCTCGATGGCGCCAACCACGTCTTCACGAATATCGCCCGATAGCCACTCGTCCACCGTGTTCATCTTGGTGCGGAGGCCCTGTAGTTTATCGATTGACATAGGTCGAACCTCGAGCAGGCTGTTGGTCATGAAGTTCTCGATCCCCTTCTTGGTGGGGACGAGCTTCTGCCTGAGCGCGCGACTGCCGGTCGTGTTCTGGAGAGACCCCTGAGTCATGAAATCGAACAGGGGGCCCTTGGCCCTGGTGATGGCGGTGCGGAAGGGCTGCATGACCTCCTCGGCCTGCTTCATCGTCGGCGCAGTCGTCACCTGGTGGGTGGTCGACGTGTCGATCGTTAGGAAGTAGGCTTGGAGGAGGGTTTCGTACAGAGACTTCGCCCCGCCTCGGGCGACGATGATGTACTGCTTGTTGATGAGGCGCTGCTTCACCCGGCGTTTCTCGAAATGCCCGCCAGCCGTCGTCTTGTTAGGGACGTAGACCGATCGCTCGGTGAAGATCCACCATCCGAAGATCTGTTCAGCCCAGAGCTTGAAGCTTGGTAGGAGTCGAAGATCGGATCCGTCGGTTAGAGTCATCTCCGCTTCCGCGAAGCGGATGAACCCCTCCACAGCGTCGCTATCGTAATAAAAGCCGGGATTGCGAATCCGATCATCGATCCTATTCATCTCCATCTCGATCTCCTTGCAGATCGGAATACGACCTGCGAGGACATCGTCTCTAAACTCGGCGTAATATCGCGGGGTAGCGGTATTAGAGAGCATGGTCAGCGACGGCGCTTCCTAGAGCGTCCGCCCTTCTTGCCGCCAACATTGGCCTTTCGGTTAATAGCCGCGCCTGCTGCCGCTGCGGCCGCGTTGGCGCCAATTCCGACGCCTAGTCCGAGGGCGGCCCGTTTGGCGAGCTTATCGGCACCGGCGCCCTTTCCGGCCATGACCTTAGTTCCGGTAGTGGCGAGCCTCCGGTATCCAACGCCCTTACCCGGCTGGACAACATGAGTCGAAAGTGCCTTACCCGGGGCCTTAGCGGAGGCCTTGCCGAACTTGGACTTAGCCGCGCTTGCTGCCTTCCCTGCGGTGGACTTGGCCGAACGTGCAGCCATACCTGCCGCGGACTTTGCGCCACTAACACCGCCGGCGGCTGCCCGGCGTGCCTTGTTGCCGGCCTTCCAAGCCTGTCGCTTGGCCTTGTAGCCGGCGCCTTTGACCGCGTTACCAGTCTTGAATGCGGCTGCATTGGCTGCGAGACGAGTGGCTTCGGCATACTTGCCGGCCTTGGTGGTCTTCAGCTTCTCAGCTGCGCCCTTGCCCTTGGCAAAGTCCTTAGCGGATGCTCCGTGCTTCTTGGCCAGAGCAGCGATCTTCTTGCCCTTGCCCGACTTGTGCAGGTAGTACCCGGCACCAGCGGCAGCCGCAGTGCCGAGAACCCCGGCAATAGCGGCCTTCTGCTTGCGAGAGAGCCCCTTGCGCTTCTTGGTTGATCCGGCGCCTCCGGAAGCCGCTCGCTGCTTGCGAACGCCCCACTTCATGCCTTTGACGCCATGGTGAGCGAGGACCTCGTCCTCGTCGATGAAGAACAGTGTGTCTGTCATGTCATAGTCCTACCGTTTGAACCGTTTGGCGCCCTTGATAGCGGCCGATCCGCCTAGGCTAGCGGCCTTCTTTAGATTCTTCTGAAGCGCGTTCTGCAGAGTGTTGGCTGCGGCCTCCTCGACAACCTTCCCCGCCTTGGCGCGGTAGCGCTCCATCCGAGTCTGAGTCAGCTGACGGTACTCCTTCTCCAGCCGGAGGCGGTTGTTGACCCGCCTGAGCTGATCATCGGACATACCATCTATTTTGGCCTGCTTTTTAGAAGTCCACCGCTTCGCACCCTTGATGCGAGACTTGCGGATCCCCCATCGCATGCCCCTGACACCGTAGTGAGAGAGAACGTCGTCGTGCTGAACGACACGCTTGATCTTCTTCGCCCCCTTGACAGCTTTGGTGAGAAGTTGTTTCTCGGTGGGAGCAATCCCCGCAGCCTTAGCCCCCTGGTACCCCAGATAGCCGAGGGCCAGAGCGCCTCCGGCCCGACTGAGGTTCCCCGTGGCGATGTTTCCAACGCCGCGAACCGTCTTGCCGGCAGAGTTGCGAGCGTTCTTCCGACCGCGCTGCCTTCGAGCCTGAGAAGCCCGCTTGGACATGTCGGTATTGGCGACGGCCTTGTCGAATTCGCTCTTGTAGAACGGATCCTTCGAACGAGCCTTGACGGTGGCCTTGATCAGCTTCCGCCGATTGCCAGCACCCTCGCCATAGTACATCTTGGCCTGGGTGAATTCCTTGGCGTCACGACGAGCACGGCGACGAACGCCCCACTTCATACCTTTGACGCCATAATGCATCAGCTCCGAATGACCCATTCGCTTGTTATGCCCCTTCTTGTAGTACCTACGAGCGGCTTCAGCGAGAGTTGCATCGGTTGCGTAGGTCTTGCCCAGCTGGCCGGTGTCGAGTTCGTTGTAATACTTCTCTCGACGCTCGGTAGCGGTGAGCTGACGGTTGCGCTGATTAGCGAGACGCCAGTTCCGGGCATCCTGTGCCTGCTTCTTACGCTTCTTAAGTACGGCCTCAATCGTAGCGATGTCGTGATCGCCATACTTAGCTTTGAGTTTGGCCTCGTACTTGGCGCGGCGCTCAGCATTCCGCTGCTCACGGCTCTTCCGAGCGCCCTTGCGCATACCCTTGACCCCGTAGTGCATGAGTTGGTCGCTCATGGAGTCTCCTTCTGCAGGTTGATACGCCAGGCGTACTCCTGAAGCTGCTTCTCGATCGCCGTTACGACGAACGAATTTGCAGGCGGGTCGAATACGAGCCGCACTTGCAGATACAGGTACGTCTTGACGGCCTCAACGTTCTTCGTGACACCAGTGAGGTACTGATCCCAGGTCTCTGTCTTTCCGGTGATCTTGAACGAGGGGAGACCGATCTCCTCTGCGAACATGAGCGCCGTGTTTGTGTGGAGAATGATCTCCTGATCGAAAGCCGTATAGTCCTCGGTGATGCCGAGAGCCTTCTTGATGTCATTCAATATCGAATCAGCCACGGTCACCTCCAGGGTATCGTGTCGTTCGGCGTTCTCTCGACTAGAGGCTTGGGTAACAGGCTCGCGTCGCCGAAGTGAATCGCGTTGTGTGTGTCGTGTCGCACGCAGACTAGGTATTCGGGGTCGAGGATGTCGGGATTGAACTCTCCCTCGAGGTCCTCGGGCCGAATCGGGTTCATGTGATGAACAAGAATCTTACCGTAGATGTCGTGACCCGGGACCCCGAGGTCGCATGCGTCGTCTCTAAGGATAACCTTCTGTCTTGCTTGACGCCATTCGGTCGAGTGATAGAAAGATTGGTTCAGATACCGTTCGAAACCGAAGGTCTGATCTCCTGGATCCTGGTTGAGACGTAGGTACTCGTACCGTTCCTCGAAGGATTCGATGCGAGAGAGTTCATGGTAGGTCCGAATCCGACTCAAGGCCCACACCTCCTCCGGCGTAGGACTTGAATGCCTCGAGAACCTCCTTGTAGGCCTCCTCCCCTCGTGCTGAGGCCGCCAGAGCGTCGGCTTTGGCCTTGAGCATGTCGTTCTCGGCCTTGATTCGCTCCTGCTCCAACCGCTCTCGGCTCGTGGCGAGCTTGAGGTAGTGCGTGATGATGGAAGGAGGAGCCGTACCGTCCAGTAGCATCTCCTCGGCTCGCTGGACTGCGAGCGAAATGAGTTGATTCTCCTGCTGCTCCGGAGTGGCGGCCCGTCCTCTGGGTGACTTCTTGGCCCTTGCCACGGAGTTCTCTCCTATTCCGGGTTCCTTTGCTGTTTCCGAATCCGGGTTTCAGGTAGGACAGGACGACTTGCGTACCCCTCGTTGGGTAGAAAGGAACGAACGCAAGAAGACCCCAACGACACAGGTCGTCCTGTCTTATCCGAAACCCGGATTCGGTGTGCCCAAACCTACCTCCGGGGAAAATGCGAGGTG